AGCCGAACCATCTGGGCCATCGCCACGCCGGGCTTGGTCTGCTCGTTGAACGGGCCAGAAATACTTCCGGGCGGGCCGTTTATGCCTTGGGCCGATTCGTTGACGGGTACTGCTGACGCCGCTGCAAGGCGCTCAGCGACCTCGGCGCGACTGATCTTATCGGTGATGGCGTTGATCTTGACTTCGAGATCCGCGAATTCCGAGAGCTGTGCTGCGGTCAGACTGCCGCCACCGGCCTCGATCTGCGCCAGCACCTGGACGGCAGCGTTCAGCGTGGCGCGTTCGCTTCGCAATTGAGTGACAAGGGACATGGTGCCTCCTGGGCATAAAAAAACCCGCCGGAGCGGGTGAGAGGTAACTGCCGCGAACGCGGTCAGAGTGTTGCTTGAATATTCAGCGCCGAAGCGCGCAAGCCAATGCGGCCGGACTGCCGTTGTGCCCGGACCTGAGCGACGACGCGCGACAGGTCATCGACCGCGTCCTGTGGGCTTTGCAGGCGATCAGCCAGACCGGCGTTGATCCCTTGCTGGCCGCGATACAGCCCTGCCTCGGTGGCCCGAACGGCCTCAACGCTCAGGCCGCGATAGTCGGCCACGGCGTTGACGAAGAGCTGGTAGCTCTCCTGCACCAGATCTTGCAGGAACTTCATCGACTGATCCGTCAACGGCTCATTGGGGCTCAGGTCATTCTTGTGCGCCCCGGCGTATACCGTGGTCACCTTTACGCCCTGGCTTTCCTGCTGCCTCGACCGGTCCATGTGGCTCGCAATGACGCCGATGGAACCGACGCCGCTGGTCTGGCTGACCACCAGCTCGCTGCATGCGCTGCCGATCAGGTAGCCCCCGCTGTAGGCCATGAAGTTGACGATCCCGGTGATGGGTTTGATCAATGACATGGCCCGGATATCCGCCGCCAGCTCGAACGCGCCCACGGCGGAACCGCCCGGCGTGTCGATGTCCAGCGCGATACGCTCAACCAGAGGATCGGCGATGGCCTGCCGCATCTGCTGTCGCAAGCCCTCGTAGCTGGTCATGGTCTCGCAGGCGTTGAGGTGGCTACCGCGACTCACCAGAAACCCATGGACCGGCAACACCTGTACGCCGGTGGAGGCCAACGCAGCCCGTTCCTGCTCGGCCTGCAGGGCGGCACGATCCTCGGCCTCATCGTCGTAGAAACCGAGCCGCGCCCCGCTCCCGCCGAGGTTGATAATGTTGAGGTTCATGGCCTGATTGGCCCAGCGAACGCCCAGGTCGAGCATGTCGGGGGTCACCAGCAGTGGCTGATTGAACAGCAGGCCGGATGCCCTGAGATGTTGTTTCATTGCGCAAGCATCCTTTCGATTTCGCGCTGTTGCAGCTCCAGCTGCGCCCGCACGGATGGATTACTAAGGTCAGGCTTTCCTTTGCCTGCATCGACCATGTTCAACGGCTGCAGGTAGATGTCGCCGCCGGTGACCGGGGGCATGTTCTCCAAGCGCCGAATGTCGTTGACCGACAGCCAACCCCACTGTCGACCGATGGCATAAGCCTCATAACGACTCTTCTGGTCACCGCGCAGCAGGCCCGCCAGATTGAATTCGATGAAGTAGTCGCGCCGGTCCTTCGGCAACAGAAAGTCGCGCATCATCGACTGCTCATGACGCTTGACCCAAGGCAGCAGACCGAACACCACGAATTGGATCAGCAGTTGCTCGATGGTGTTGTAGTTGGCCTTGTCGAGGTCGTTCACCATCGGCAGCGGGATCTTGTAGATCCGCGCGCAGTCGACGCCGGACAGCTTGAGGATGTCGACCACTTCGGCATCGACGTTGGTCATGGAGACGGGCTTGAAGGTCATGCCTTCCTGCAACATCGCGACCTTTTTGGCATTGTCCATGCCACCGAACTTGTTGCCCCACTGATCAAGCACCCGATCAATCGATCCCTGATCCTTGATCGCCGGCGCCTCGCGCGGCCGTTCGATCACACCCGAGACGGTCGCACCGTTGGCAAACGACTTGCCGGTGTACTGCCGCACCGCCTGGGCCAGGCCAACCGCCTCGGCGTGCAGCATGATCGGCGACAGCCCCTCATAGAAGTTGTGGGACTGCCAGCGAACGTGGTGGATCAGCCGCATCGGCAGTCGATCCTCGAACGTCCCGACCTGGTAATACGGCAGCATGTCGCTGCCCTTACACACAATCACCTTGTCGTTGTGGATCGGCCAGAGCGCGGCCACGTTGCCGTCGTCGCGCCGGTCGATATAGCTGTAGCTATTGCCCCGCAGCCCGGCCGCCATCTGACTGCCTTCGCGATGTTCATACGGCGTCTGGAAGCCGTTGGGCTGATAACGCAGAACGTCGTACAGCGGATGGTAGATCGCGGCGTCACGCTGGCCGTTGTCGGTGCGTCGATACAGCTCAAGCGGCAGTTGCGCGATGCTTTCGGCCAGCAGGGTGACGCAGTTCTGAATGATCGGCACCGCCAGCGCCGACTCCGGCGTCACCCGCACGCCGGAGCTACTGCGGCCGGAACCGATCAGGCCTCGCCAGACGCTGCCATCCGGGCTGGATACAGCGCCCTGTGCCGATCCGCGTTGTTTGCTGAAGAACATCAACCACCCCCGTCGTCATGGACTGGCGCCGATGTGGCTGCCGCTTGATCTGCCAAAAAGGCCCACACCAGCATCCCGCCCCCAGCAGCGATAAAGCCCGCCGGAACACTGAGCAGTGCCACACCCGCCACCAGTAGACCGAAGCCCGCCAGCCCGACGAGCCAGGCCAGTAGCCCGAGATATTTCATATGCCCGCCCCTTCGTCATAAATGGATTTGCCGCTGCCTTCGATGGCCGTGCCGCTCAAGCCTGTCGCCATCAGGCCCGCGACGATGCCGTCAATGCGGCCGGTGGCCTTGGCCTTGTCGACCTTTCGGTTACCCGCCGGATCACTGACGATCACCGCGTTACCGGCGCACCAGGTCATGACCGGATTGTTGTCGTGGCGCAGGGTTTCAACGTCCGGCACGTCAGTGGCAATCACTGCGTCGAGCACTTCGCTCACCAGCTCATAGTCATCCGGCGACAGATCGATGACGTCTGTTTCAGGCTTCGCAGGAAGGCCCAGCAACCGGCGCTCGAACTCGTCGACCGCTGGCCCCATATCCTTGAAACCCTGCCCGAACGGGATCATTTCCGGCAGATCGATGGAGTGCTCGATCATGAGCTGTTTCAAGTCCTCGATCCGCCAGCGGTCATAGGCGATCTTGCGCACGTCGAAGTACGCGCAAATCGTCTGCATCCGGCGCAGCACGTAGAGTTTGCTGATCGCCCGGCCTGGCGTTGTCTCCAGCTCCCTCTGCTTGATCCACAGCGAATACGGCACCTTGTCGCGCTTTTCGCGTTCGGCGAGGTCGTGGTCCGGTATCCAGAAGTACGGCAGAAGCCGCCAGTGCGGGTCAGCCGTTGTTGGATAGAACAACAGCGTGAACGATGTGAGGTCCGTAGTACTGGCGAGGTCGAGGCCACCCACGCAGGGCCGGTCGCGCAACATCCGCATCGGGACGCGCTCGCCTGCCTGGCTCCAGACGTCCCACGAAATCCACGGCGAATCCGCCTGGGTCCACTCGCAGAAGTTCAGGCGCCGAACTACCGACTCCGCAGCAGGCAACCCCCGAGCCGACGTGACCTGCTCGCGCAGATACTTGCGACCCGGGATGCCGTCGACCTGCCCTTCCGCGATGTAATCCAGCGACGGGTTGACCTTCGGCCAGCAGGACTCGTCCTTGAACGGATCATCACCCTCATCCAGAGAGCAGATGAAAGCGAAGAAACTATCGTCCTCTTCCTGTCCTGCACAGATCCGCACGCCGAGGTCGTGGTACTGGCCGCAGACCGTCTTCTTATCCGATCCGCTGTTTGTGATCATCACCACCATTGCCTTGCGCCGGTTCTTGGTACCGGCGCGCATCATGTTCACGGTGGTCGCGGTCTTGTGTTCGTGCAGCTCGTCCAGCAGGCCGATGTGCGGACGCGGGCCGGACTGCCCTTCGTCAGCGCTGATCGGTTTGAAAAACGATTTGGTGTTGGGGTAGTAGAGGCTCCACACCTTCTCATCGCGCCCCGACTGCACCACGCGGCTGGACATGTGCGGCGACATGCTGACCATGCTCACCGCGTCGCGGAACAGGATCATGGCCTGATCGCGCTTGGTCGCGGCAGCGTAGATTTCCGCGCGGTTTTCGCCGTCCGATACCAAGCCATACAGGCCGATACCCGCCACCAACGGGCTTTTCCCCGACCCTTTACCAGTCTCGATGTACGCCAGGCGGAATCGGCGATATCCGTCTTCGGTCATCCAGCCAAACAGACTGCCCACGACAAAGGCTTGCCACGGCGCGAGGAAGAACGGCATCCCCTCATAGTCGCCGCCGTTGAGGCAAAGGACCTCCTCGAAAAAGTCGATGGCCCGATCAGCCGCCTCTTGCTTCCAGATCAAACCGCGAGCCGGGCCGTGCTCCAGGTCCCGCAGATGTCGTGCGCACGCATTGCGTACATCGGGACCGGAGACAATCTCATGTGCCAACACGGCGTTCGCGAAGGCCGTCACCCGGTCGTCAGTTGAAGAATCGGTTTGCGGCGTCTCGTTGCTCATTCGGGAAAAGCTCACCTTGAGGCGCCGGGGCCGTTTTCAGGTTGCGGCGGGCCATGGGGGAGAACCCGAACTGGGCGCCAGCGGCGTTCGCGCGCTTTTCAGCATCGTTCGCCAACTGCCGCAGGACGTGCATCTGCTGGGCGCCGGTTTTGAACGTCTGGATATCGCCGCCCAGTTCATCGTCCGACTTCGCATTGCGGGCGGCGATCAGGCGCTGATAGCGCAGCCAGTCGGCATACGCCTGGCAATAGGTCGCCAAGGCCATCTGGTCGAGAGTCGAAACCAGGCCCAGCGCCATCAGGTCCGGAATCAACCGCTCCCACTCGGCCACGGCGTCATCGCTAAGCACGTCGGGCATCGGCGGCGCAGCTACTGGCACCGCTGGTGACTTGATTTCTTCGAGCAGTTCCTCGAAGTTTTTCTTGCTGCGATTGCCCTGCAGAATGTGCAATGATGCGGGCTTCGCAGGACGTCCGGAATTTCCGTTTCCTGCCATGTTTACCCCCTCGAAATCGATACCCCCCCCTCCTCATTTTTCCCGCATTTTGCGGACGGAGGGCGAGTGGCGGTCTAGCTATGGATAGTAAAAAACATTTTTTCCCCCCCTCCCCATAGGCAACGCCTATTAGCACCAACCCGGTGCACTTTCCCGTGATTTCGGGTCAGCGCCGATTCCAGTGATGCTTGGGGTCGAGGGGCAGACCAGCAGCCGTGCAGCCCACCATCCGTCCGGATTTTTCGAGCCGCTGCTTGGTCGAGTCGTGGCAAAGCTTGCAGAGCGGCTGCCAGTTCGAGCTATTCCAGAACAGCTTCCAGGCACCCTTGATACGCTCGGCATCACAGCTGGCCTTTGCGTCCTTCAGCCTCGGCGCCACCTTGTGGTCAACGATGGCTGCGGCGACAGGACGAAGATCCGTCGAGCACATGCAGCACAACGGATTGGCCCGCAAGAAGGCATCGCGCGACTTCTGCCAGCGGTACCCGTAACCGCGCTCTGCGCTGCTACCGCGATCATCACCGGCCATCATCCTTCCTTCCAGACGCGAGCCAGGTTCCCGGCGCTCTTGTAGACCGAACCAACGAACACGCCCAGGAGCATTACGACCGGCCATGAATAGATCGACATGACGAGTTGGCCCTTGCCGATGTACAGCGCAGCCGCACCGGACAGCACCATCACCAACCAAGCGAGCCAGCTCATGTTCCGGCGGAACCGCGCGCCCTTACGCCGAAAGGTGAACAGGCGAACGAACAGCGCAACGCACAACCAGAACGTCACTTGAGTTAGCACTTCAGGGATCAGCAGCTCATCCATCCCGGCCTCCGGGTTGATCAACGTCGAGCGCACCGCGTCGCCGGATGGCGGCAAGTGCTACGGTGACCACCAACACCGCCGACCCGAACGCGGCTGGCCCGGAGTACTTGAACGGGCGAATGCCCCAAGCCTCGAAGTCAGCCAACGCGGGGGCGAACAGGTAGCCCATTACGAACGACACCAGAAAGAACATCGCCCGCTTCCACACCGGCAGTTCCTCGGTCGTGGTGAAGAACACCAACGCACCAGCCAGGGCGCCAACACCGGCCAACGGATCAAGCCCCGCCAAGATTCCAGCCACACCAGCACCGGCGGCACCGGCCACCACCACTGTTGCGGTCGCTGGCTCGCCCATGCTCGTACTCCCTGAAAAACCCAACGGGCAGAAATAGAAAACCCCGCACTTGGCGGGGTTGAATGGAGTCCGTCGCGGACTCCCTGAAGCAGCACAGCACCGTGCTCAACCCGACGCGCAAAGCGCAAATGTCAGATCGTGGACACTTTGTACCGGGGTTCGGAAAAACCGAAAAGCGGTGTTTTTCGGTTCAACCAAATGTGACCCGAATCTGACCCGGATGTGACCCACATACGACAAAGCACCCTGACGAACGGTCATGTCATTGGCCGAGGACATGGCTGCGAATGACCGCGATCTGATGAGCAGCACCGCCTCGGCGGCCATAGTTTCGGAACGTTCCTGTCCGCAATGTAAGTTGAAGCAGGACGTGCTTGTGCAACCGTTGCACCCAGTTGCGATAAGTACGGTCAGCACCCTCGGCAATCCCCGCCGTCTGCATCTGCTCACGCACCGTAACACCCCAGCAGTAGCGCTGCCGGGCAAGCTTTGCCAGCTTCTGCTCCGGGGCAGTACCACGCTCAAGACCTGCGATGACGGCGTCGACTTCACTCGCTACCCGGTCCATGCCAGCACCACCGCTGGGGATTCGTGAACCAGGCGTGCCGCGAGGCGCGGTCCCCTTCCATTCCATGATGGTGCCCATCTGACTGCCGATTCCCGCACCCAGGCCGTGCCGGGCATGCTGCTCGCCCCAATGCACCATCAGGCCCTCTATCTCCTTGATCATTCCCAAATCCCCCCGCAAACCATACCCAACACAAAAACCCCCATACCCGACACAAACCCAACACAGCTAAAACCCTTTAAATTCAAGTATCTAAACAACATTGTGTTAGGTGTGTTGGGTTTGTTGGGTTTATCTGTCCTCGCATGGAAAAAAAATCTGATGGCTTTGGTCGGTGCAACTAACGTCATGCATGCGCGCGCGCGACGAAAAACCCAACACACCCAACACACAGCCCTACACCCCTTGAAAAATAAGGCTTCGCCCTGTGTTGAGTATCCAAAATCAACCCAACACACACCCGACACACCCAACACACATTTGGTTGTTCTCATGCTGCGGTCGCCTTGATGTGGTCCCAGGACTCGACATGCCAGCCAGCAAGCTTCGCCGCGTCGCGCCAATCCTTCACGACGACGCCAAGTCCGGCCGCTGACAATGATGGGGCGGGGGAAGCCATCGGATCGTTGGGAAAGAAGAACGCTCCAAATCGCCTGTTGTTACCGTCCGTCCAAGGTATCGAGCGACTCTTTTCAACCTCGGAACTGATGAACAGTGAGAACTTCGTTTGGCTCATCGCGTGCTCTTTGTTGCGCTGACACCATTCGATGAACAGCGCGTACAGATCAGTCGAAAGGCATACACCCCACATGTTTTGCCCAAGCTCGCCATACCGCCAAAGATGGAGAAACGTCTGCCACCCGGCCCGACTGAGTGCAACCAGGCGATCCCGCGCATCTGTATTTGGCGGCCGTGTACGCTGGTTGAAGTCCCCGAGGTCAACCCGCAGCAGCCAGCCATATAGGGCCGCGACACCGCCGCTCACCAACTCTTTTCCGATGGCCTTCTGCCGGGCTACGGACAAGGTCTCCATGGGCCACATGACCAGCATGCGGCGGTCGCTATCGCTGATGGGCCACGGCAGAATCTCGTTGCTCAGGAAGACCGCGTTCATGTGGTTGGCCTCTTCCCAGCCGTTGATGAACTTCGATTCCATGCGCACGGTCTTTCCGGTGACCAGGTGCTTGATCTTGCCGACCTGGTTGTAACGCTGGTCACGGCTGACCACCTCTTCGAACACGGCCCACATCTTCCGGGACTGCCAGGCGTTGAAGTTGCTTTCGAGCTGGGTCTGCCCAACGGTTGCGGCGTACTGACCGTAGAGCGCCCCGAAGGTGTCGGCGAACAGCAGGCTCTTGCCCGAGCCTTCCATCGTGGAATGCATCAGGACTGCGGTGTCCATCTTGGCGCCCAGGTGCTGCAAGGGATATGCAAGCCAGCGCGTCAGCCAAAGGGCGGCGTCGGGGTCATGGTTGCAGAGAAAGGAAATGAGCCAGATAAGGTTCGCGCAGGCGGCGTCGTCGTCAACCGGCTCCAGCGGCAGCCCGTCGAACGTGTTGATGTAGACGTTCGGGTCCTTGGTCATGGTCGGGTCAAAGACGATGTGGTCAACGTCCACCACCCGCCGCTCCGGGCTGTTCAGCCAGAACGCATAGGTATCACCCAAGGCCATTTTCACCGCGCCTTCTGGAATCCTGCGCTTCTTCTCGCGATCCCAGACATCCTTCGTGCCATCGATATAGACGTAACGGTCGACCGGTTCCAGACCGAATGTGCCGCCCTTCTTGCCCGCGATCTTGCGGGCCTGCTCGACTTCCTTGGCATGCTCGTCAGCAATCAGCTTCTTGTTGGTGTTGTCCATCCACAGCTTTGCCAGCGGCTTACCGACACGCGCTTCGAACGCAGCCTTCTTCATGGCCTTCGATTTGTCGAAGTCCCACACCTGCGTCGTACCTTCGACCAATGCATACCGGCGCAAAACCTGCTCTATGGTCAGGTCCTCCCCCGCGCCCCCGTCAGGAGCCGGAGCGGCCTCGCTGGGCGGCGAAGGCTCGGCCGAATCCACCGATGGGGCCGGGGGAAGATCGTTGGCGGCAGGCCGGGACGATTGCATACCCAGCATCCGCGCGGCTTCCTTCACTGCACGCGAGCGATCACCGCCATGGTCGAGCAGGCAGAACACGTCAAATGCATCGTTCTGGTGACCGTTCGCGAGCGGGTCAGCGCCGTGGTGGGAGAAGACTTTGCCGTCGTCCGAAACAGTGATGCCGGGCAGGCCGGTGCTGCTTTGCGGGTACAGCCACTTGCTCCCGCGCTTGATATAGCTGTGGGCGCGCAGTAGCTCTGTTACGTCATGGCAGCGGTTGAACTCGTCAATGACCGAAGGCCGATTACCAGGCACAGAAGCGAGCTTCGCCTTCTTCGGCGCCGGAGCTGCGACCTTTGGCAACCACGGGCACGCGGCCTCGGCGTCGCGTTTGAAGAATTCCCAGTTGTTCCAGACGGACAGTAGTTCGTTGGTCAGCACCGGAAATCCACCGGCATCGGGCGGCGTGCGCCAAATGTAAGGCTTACCGGTACCGGGATGGATGGACGGGGGCAGAACGTCCTGCACCGGACCAGCACGCAGCTCGAATACCGTGAGACGCTGGAACTGCTTTGCCTCTTCGCGGAAAGCCTGCTCACCGGCGTGATCACCGGCATCCTTCGCAGCCCTCGCCTTGGCCGTAAGCCCCTTATGAATCGAACCATCAGGATCGTTTTCATTCGGCCAGGCAAGGGAATGGCGAGTCAGGTCGACGCCGTCCGGCACGCGGAATAGAACACGAAACCGCGCCGGGTTACCCACTACAGTCGGGAATACCAACGCCATGGCATCGACGTCCAAACCCAGCAGCTCGTAAAGAACATGCCGGGTCCACTGGACGTCATCGACATCCAGCGAGCAAACGCGGCTCGGCCCGAGCACCACGCCAAGGTTATGGTTTGGGTTGGCCCGCCAAAAAATATCGGCCTTATCGGGGTCGGTAATATAGCCACCCGGTTGGTTCCAGCCCATACCTTTCGGGGCCTTCTCACCGGGGTCAATCGGTACAAGTGCAAGGTTGAAGGTTTCAGTGTAACGCCGCGCCCAGGCGGAAATCGGAGCTGGACGGTCACTCATACACGCCGCTCCCGCAATGACTGGCAGTCGATGCAGGTGTCGCAGCCCTGTGACGCTACCCGGCGCGCTTCGGGAATCTCTTCATCACAATCGACGCAAACCAAGGCGCTGACCGCCCGAAAACTGGTTACACGGCAATTGCTCAACGCGCTTTGCAGATGCGCCTCAATGTACTTGTCGGCAATGTCAGCGAGGTCAGCCATTGTTGCTAGCCTCCATCGCTTCCCTGGCCCCGGCCATGATGCCCAAAACCTCGCGAATGACGTCCATTCCGCGCGACTCAAGCTCAAGCACCTCATGGCGCTCCCACTTATTGTCAGCGGCACCGTCGTGCATGCTTGCGACAAACTCGCCGGACTCCTCCAGCAGCTTGCCGACAGCCTTGAGCGCCGCGCAGGACGCCGGCATAGGGATCGGGCGATACCAAACTGCTCCGGCAGGACGCATCAGCGCGTCCAACAACAGAGGGCTCTGCGTCAACCGGATAATTTCTTCAAGCTCATCAGGCGTTGGCCAGCGGCGCTCCTCATCAAGGTTGAGTTTCTTTTGCAGGGCGTCGTTGTCCATCACCATGTCAAAAGCAAGGGCGGTCACACCGCCCTTATAGTCACGCCCGGCGCGGTACAGCGCTTGGCGCAAAGAAAGAACCGGACCCGCGTCCGGCAGAAGGTCTGTGCGACTCA